CGGCTGTCCCAGTAGCCACAGCAGAGACTAGAACTCGGTTAGTTCCCTCAGCCTCAGACTTCAGAGCAACAATGTGATAGCCGTCGATTACCAGATCTCGTGGAGAAGCAACCTCCTCAGTTCCCTGTACATAGACATCATCAGAGTATCCGGTAGGAGTCCAGTAGCTCGACGCTCCGTTACAGAGAAGGTCCGAGCCAATCGTAAGAGTACTGGTGCTTACGTTGTAGACATACGCATATACATCATTGGTGGTGTTCTCGGCATAGAGACCAGTCACGATGATGTCCCCTGTCAGCGTGTAGTCAATGACTTTCTGGACAGAGAGAAACGTTCCGTTTGTCAAATCAGTCTCAAGAAGATCAATCGTCGGACCAATAACACCTGAGTCAGATGCCCGATAGATTTTGTTCTTGTAGACAAACACCCCAGAATCAAAGTCTAGCTGGGTAATTCCAACATCCGTGTCAGGAAATGTCCAAGTCTTCTGCAGCAAAGTCGGAGCCTTCATCAACGTGATGACCGGATTTGCAAGCTTACTTTCCCGGATTACTGGGTAGCAGTTGACGAACTTGCTTCCAGCATAGGACTCCCACCCCAACGTGTTAGTCGTTAGGGTCTGATTGCCTGTTGGCTGGATACGCATCTTGTTGTGCGTATCCTGAGTTGGAGTCTTCGTATATGCCATTATCGCCTAGCTGGACGGAAGTAGATAGAGCCCTCTTCATAGTCAGATGCAAGCACCAGACTCAAGATGCGATCTGCGTCTGCTTGGAGCATCTGGCGATCAGACGGAGGAAGACCAACATTGGGGGCAAGGCGCAGAGCCAGCTGATAAACCAGTGCTTCAGTCCACTCTACAGGAAAGTCAGGGTCGTCAGTCGTACCATCAAAGTCCTGAACTTGGCGATGGAAAACACAGCCAAGGGAACCATTCGTTTGCCAGTAGGTATCTGCATTGGGCCAGATATGAAGCCAGCCTTGATAGGCATCCGGACGATAGTATATCTGTACTGGGGCCCCTCTGGAGTTCTTAGTGACTTGTTGCTGATACTCCCGCTCAGTCATGTTGATAATTGGAATTGACGTGGGATAGGTAGGATCCGTGAGATCATACCGCTGGCACTCCAGCAAGCGTAGTGGCTTGTAGTCAAGAGGAAATTCTCCTCCGGGGCCAACTGTAATGACTTGATCAACAGCAAACAAAGATAGCGGGATGTATTGCTCATCCCGCATCCAAAGTTGAAGGCCAAATGCCGAGAAGGTCTTGACCATCATGTTCAGCATCACCATACCGATAGCCTGACGTGTTGCGTCAAGAGTCTCCGTATCACCCAGAGCACCTACCTTCCGGTAGGCTTCCGCGATGATCGCAGAAGCGGATGCCTTGTAGTTATAGCTGTTTGATGTAGACATGGTTACCAGCCGTTCTGTTTAGCTTTTTTGTACAATAGCCCCACAAGACAGTAGAGCGGTCTCACTACCCCTTCTACTTGTGTCGCGGTAGTGGAAGTCATTCCAGCAGCGACAAGTTTGTTTTTAACGTCGTCTACATCGCACCAATCTGCCCAGTTGAAGTTGGAGGTAGCTACTCCAGCATATTGTCTCAACGAGGTGTTGTTAAAACCAGTCATGAATACAACATCGTTAGCTGGGCTAGAGTACCCATAGAAACCATCGGAACGTCCGAACAGGCTTTCCATGTTGTGATTTCCAGTACGGACCAGTTTCCTAGCCGTAGCCTCTTCAGCTTGTCCCAGATAAGGACCCCAGCGCACGATGGCATTACTGAAAGTGATGCTCCATGGGGCCGATGGTGAATACACTTCGTACAGCCAGATACCAGTTTTGGAAAAGTCAGCCCAGAGGTTACTATCGTACCAGTAACCACTGTCCCACATCAGATCCCAGAATCCTTGGGTACTGTCAATGGTATCCGTCAGCCACGTAGCGTCCTTTTGCCAGACACGGTAGCGCATCCACTTTTTATCGTTGTGGTCAACAATCGAATCAAAGACCACACGGTAGTTCTTACCATCGGTAAATGAGTAGCCAATAGGCATATCTGATCCGGGATACACGATGTTGTCCTGGGATGCAGCCGAATTACCCATCCATGTTTCTAGCATGATGTTGGCGTTCGTTAGATCCGAAGACTCAACAGAGCCATTCGAAACAGTACCAATTAGAACCCCGTTTCCTCGAAATGCAGTCCCTATCAGGGCATTGTCCGTATGAGTCGCGATTCCAAAGTGGCCGGAAATCTTAGACAGATACGTTGTAGTTATGAAATCAACTTGTACCTGTAGGTGATGGGCTCCAGCCTCGTATCCACCGGTATCGGCGGCCGTAATCTCAAACTTGCCATCAAGCACATCCACATCCGAAAATGTCACCACAGTACCCGGATACGATGTAGTAACGTAGTTATCCGTAGCAACGTCCAACTTATCATTGTTCAAGTTGGTGAAGTTGTTGTCCATCTCCGTGAAGGTCAGCGGAGATCCTTTGATGTTACGAAGAACAATGGTAGACATTAGATCTCCTTATGGAGCTGAATCAAACAGGTTTTTATCTCTCCCGCCAGCAACAACAACTGTAAAGCAGTTTACTGGAGTCGAGCCAGAAAGAGACCCATCATTAGGATTGTAGGTGTTTCCTGTAAGCCCCTCCAAATGTCCATAGGCCCAGTAAATACCTGTAATAGAAGCGGCGGTATTTCCAGTAGTGTAGGAAATATCAGTCGGAAGGGTTACTGTGAAGGCTGCAGACCAGTCAATATGGATGAACGAGATAACAAGAATACCTTTGGGATTAGTGATAGCAAGCGTTGCTGCTGGCGTTGTTAGTAAGTTGGTGGTTGGATTACCCTGTGTTCCATAAGCAACAACAGAAGCGATTGTTCCAGCACTGGCGGTTTCCCAATCCCAATTCTCAATTTGATAGACTGTTCCCGCTAATTCATTTGCGCCCGTTGACATAACAATGGTTGCTGTACCACCACTATCGGTTGGTGCGCCTATCTTGGCCAAGATCTGGGTTCTGGTTAGATTGGGACTATCTATCTGTTGCCAGCCAGCCGGAGTAGCTCCAATATTTACGGAGGTACCCGTTTGCGTAAACATCAACAGCAGGCTATTCTTGTAGACTTTAGTTGGAAGATTGACAGCCAAAGAAGCTACAGAAACTCCTCCAGAGTTAGTATGCGTAACAGAAATGACACGAGGGTTCATTATGCGTAGTTGTTTCCGTATTGCCCCCACCATGCACTTCCGTCATAGTAGAGAGTAACAATATCCGTTTTGCTCGCTGCGGTCGTAGCCACATAAGCCGCGCCACCCGGCCATTTGACCGTGGTGCTGAACGTGACCGTAAAGCTACCAGTCCCCGTAAGAATCTTCAGTTTGCAGGTAGTACCAGCCAACGGAGCAGTGAGAGTAACAGAAACGTTACCGGTCAGGGTCATCTTCTGGTTGGCCCCGTTAGCCATGAAGTTCAGAGTGATCGAGGTGCTGGAGTTTCCAGCATCGTGCTCTACGCAACCATAGTTGACTTTGCCAGTAGGACCAATCCACATGCGAGTAGCAGGCGAATCGCCGGTCTGGATATACAGCGGAAGCGTAGTACCGGATCCAGTGCGGGTGGAAATGATGTAAGCGTTGGTGCCATTCGTGCCAAAATGAACGGAGCTGGCATTGGTTGGCGTAGCATCGTCAACAGCCGCAAACTCAGCCTGAGTAGCAGAACCATTAGGTACCACACCCAAAGAGGTATTGTCGTTGGTCGTCAAGGATTTGAAGTAGGTCCGGCTAGCAAGAGTCGCATTCGACAAATCAGCCAGTACCCGGAATCCAGCAGGAGAGAAAGTCAGGCTGCCCGGGTCATTCCGCATCTCCACCACACCGTCAACAGTGTAGATGATGGAGCCGGTCCCAGCATCAACGATCTCTACCTTGGAGTTTCCTTGCTCGATCTTCTCGGGATTGATAGTCAGGTCAGTGATGTCTGCCTTCACATGAGTATGGACCGCTGCCGCAAAAGCTGCAGCCTCATTCCCATCCAGCAAGTCTGCATCTAGGCCAGAACCAGTACCATCCACAGACTTGACTTTGGTCAAAACGTCGGCAGCATTATAGGCCGTAGCTTCCAGCTTGTCGTTGTTGAGGTTGGTAAAGTTGGCATCTGCCTCTGTATACGATAGGGCGGATCCTTTACCTGCACGGGTTACAATGATAGCCATGTAGTTTCCTTATGCCGCTGCGTCAGCGTAACGATTGGCCGAGAGATCGGCATCATCTGGAGTAGTGTAGTTTGCCTCCCAGTAGTACGAATCTGCACTGTAGGCAGGGCCAATCTCAATATCGGGAGGTTCCGGTCGAGTCCATGGAACTGTGCTCTCCGGCACCCCGCGAACAAATTCCTGTGGGTGCCTAGGCTCCCAATCCTTCTTGCATACTTTGAAGCCATCCCAGCGATCTAGCAGTTCATCGTTGAAGAACTCCCAACCACACACATCGCAGAAGGCTTTCCATTTACCGGGGTAGTAGGGCATTACCAAGCTCCAAAAGACGACATTAGGGGTTCTTAGCCTTCTTGGTCGTCGTATTCTTGATGCAGTTACCTAGCGGTGGCGTTCCTGAACCAATACGGAAATACCCGCCTGAGGCAAGCACCTGTCCGCCGTCATAAGAGCCAGTGGATGGGGTTCCACCGTTGGCGACCTAGTTGTACCCGGCGCTAGCAGCGGACTTATGCTGTACCGGAGGGCTTCAGCCCAAGTGTGTTCAGCCCGATATGCATTAGTAGAGTGCCACCATGTCAGTAGCGGTGGTGCCAGTCAAGTAGACCATATCCACCTGAATAGGGAAGACACCATGGGCACCAACAAAGGTGACAGTGGCACCAGAAGCCATGCGTACCTTCACGTTGCCGGAGGTACCGATATACAGAAAGCGCGTGACCGGAATAACAGTCGCGTCACTCGTCGTGACACTCACCGCGTGGTGAGCGGCTACAGATGCGTCAGCGGAGCGATGAGCAGCCATTGAATTCTCCAGATAGAGAGTAGGGGCACTAGGCCCCTACCGTTTAGCTTAGATGATTCTCGCCCGGACCGGGAACGATGTAATAGATGAAGACCGTGCCAGTACCACCAGCGGTGGACGAACCAACCGTATAGGTGGACTTGACAACTGAGTCTGCAGTCAACTTAACACCGATCGACGAACCGTACGCAGTGCCGGGAGCCACAAGACCAACCGCCGTAGTAGCCATGCTAAACGCATTGAGGATACCATCAGCATCAGCCCCGCAGGAAACCGTCACAGCACCGGCAGCAGTAGAAGCACTGACATCTTGCAGGACCATAACATCAACGACAACCGCATCCTTCGGAAGGACGCACTTCTCGGTGGCGTTATCAGTCCGCGCAACAGTAAATGCCTTCATCCGCACATCGCGGGATTTCGGGTAAGACATATTAACAGGCATAGCGATCTCCTTGTGTTAGAAGGAAGGGGGCACTAGACCCCCAACCTTATTAGGCACCCGGAGAGCCGTAGATACCCCGCGCATCCGACCAGCCGAACGAGCAGCGGAACGTCGCCTTGAACTTGGCGTTTTCCGTGTCGAAGTCATTTTCGGTGTCGAACTCGTCGTCCCGACGCGAAAAGTACTTCATGCCGTCCTTGACATCCGTGCGAATGAACCACGCATCGGCGTCCGTCAGGTAGTGGTTGACCACCACACCCCCCGGGAATTTGCTCATTTCCTTCAGAGCATTGATGTCGTTCAGGTCCGTGCCCACACGACCAACGGTCTTGAGGATACGGGCCGCTTCGAACTCAAGCTCCGGCGGGATAATCAGCATCTTCGGCTTGACAGCGATCAGCAGACCACGGTCATCACGGAAGTCGGCGATGTCGATGCACGCCTGTTCCAGCGCAGCTTCCGACAGATCCGAGTCAACCGCAAGACGGTTGGACCACGTACCGCCAGCCACGTTCGGGTGAGCCGTCGAGAGCAGGACCACACCATCGCCGCCGACTTGAGTAGCATCGGTAGCTTTGTTGTAGACGCTGGCACCGAGGATCTCTTTCGTCTGACGCATCGAGAAAGCGAGGTTCTCGGCACGCTTCTTCGCGTACGTGTCATACAGCCCGTCTTCATACATCTCACGAGTGATGATGAAGCCCAGACCGTACGTCACATGACGATAGCGGGTCGTGAAGCCTTGACGGGCCGTGTCGTACGAAACGCCACTGCCCTCTTCCTTGATGACGGCCAGACCGAAGCCCGATTGTCCGACATCTTCTTCGTAGTTGCGAGTCGAGGTGTTTTTCTCGTACAGCTTGAGATACTCTTCCGCGTACTTCGCATATTCGGCACCGTACCAAGCGTTGACGCCGGGCCACAGTGCCTTGGCAAATGAGCCAGTGTTGATAGGCATAGTAGACTCCTATTAGACGCCAGCAACGCCGGTAGAACTACCGAGCTGGTGGTTGTTAATCTTAACTTCCCAGCGGGTGTACGCTTGACCGCCAGCACTCAGAACATTCTCGTTATCCGGACGCTGGGCCAGACCAAGCAGGCGCAGCGGCAGGGTAGCCGTGGTGGCATGAGACGTCGAGTCAATCTGCATACCCGAGGCACCCGTAGTCGTCGAACCTGCGGCAACAACGAAGTTGACGTTCAGGCCGATGTCGGCGGTTTCCAGAGGGTCAGTGTCGCCGTCTTCCTGCGCTTCAAAC